AAGTAGTTGATTGTGTAGTAGAAGGTTGGACCATACAAGCAAAACGTAGAAAGAAAATAGCACAATGGTTATACCCAGAAAATCATGGAGATGATGTAGATGCGGTTGTGACTAGGATGGATAGAAAAGAAGCGTTAATAGTTATGCCTCTAAAAAAATGGATAAAAATGATGAAGGAGATAAAAGATGGCAACGGTAAAGCTAAATAAAGAAGAAATAGATATGGTGTTAAAAGGTTTAGCTAATATAATTACGATTAAACATAGGTATAGAGAAGTTAAGATGCCTAATATAGATACAGATGTAATTAGAGCAGCATTACATAAATTAGAAAACCCATTCATAAAAGAAGAAAATAAAATACTTAGAGCCTCAGAAGATTCAACCGATAGCTTTGAACCTAGAATAGGTAATTGTGAGTGTTGTGATGACTAAGTTTAATAAAGAAGAGTTATTGATAATGCGGTCAGCATTGCTTAATTTCAAGAAAGCACCTTGGGTATCACCAGGTGAAAATAAGATTATAAAAAAAATGCTAGAAAAGATACATAAACTATTTGAAGAAGAATAATAATTATTGGCCTACACATAATACGGCTTAAAAGGAGTCGGGCAGGTATCCAACCCTGTACCTGGTTATAGTTAATTATATAAAGGTTGTCTGTTTTTAAGCAAATACTAACATTGGTTGGCAAACCAGTATTTTATTATTCATAGTAGGCCAATAAAAAAAAGGAGAAAATATGAAACCATTAAGAGATGAAGTTGTAATTAAACAGCAATCTAGAGAAAATAAAACAGAAGCAGGTATTATTTTAACAACAGATGTAGCAATAAAAGAAAATGTTGGTGAAGTAGTAGCTCTTGGTAGTAAAGCAGAAGAATTAGAAATTGGAGACAAGGTATTATTTGGTCCAGGGTTTGTAGTTCAAGAAATAAATAAACAAGAATATTTAATTATGAGTACAAAAAATATTCTATTAGTATTGGAGGATTAATGGATTACAATTCTGATTTTCAATACGATTTAAAGTTTGGCAAAGAAGGTGAAACTGAAATTGCTAAACTATTAAATGATTCTGAAGTTGAGGTAAAACGTGATAGACAAACTCAACAAACTGGTAATGTATATATAGAATATGAATCAAGAGGTAAACCATCTGGTATTTCTACTACCAAAGCTAATAAGTGGGCATACATATTACAAGATGGTTGCACTTTAATTGTTGATACAGAGCTATTAAAAAAAGCATTACGTTATTTAATTAAAAGTAAATTGTGTGTAAAAGATATGCCTGGTGGTGATAATAATACATCACTAGGTGTATTAGTAAGCGTAGAAAGATTAATGGAAGGTATAAGAAGTGTTAAATGAAAGGTTATAAAGAAATAGATTATTGCCCACGCATTTTTCCTGTAGGAGATAAATGTAAAAATCTAACTGGAAAACAAATAGAAAGATTATTTACTAAACAAGTTGCAAAGAATAGAGTAGTTAAATATTTAAAATCTATAAATTCTATTGCTGTTTATTATAAACCAGAAGTAGAGTCTTGAAATGAATGAAGATAAAACATGGAGTTTAACAAAAGAATATGAACAAAATAAAAATAATATCATATTTAAAGAAAATTTTCCATTAAAACGTATTATAAGCGATTTATCTAAAGAAAGTGACAAGTTGCTCAAAAAAAGTCCACGAGAATAGCCCTAGAAGGCCGTAAAATAAATTCTTTGATATAACTATCGCCTAATAAAAGATAATGCGATGTCGCATTGATTAGAGCCTTAAACCTATATTAATGGTTACTTTAATTCTTTTTCTCTATTTTTTTCTCTTAATTCTGCTAAAATGTCTTCAAGCTCTTCAGAATTGAAATAATCTCTAGCATAACTATGTACTTTATGTAAAGGAACACCAGTTAAAAAGTCTGGAGCCATTGCAGGAGATTTAATAGTTCTTACCATATCTTTACCTAATCTACCAAATGGAAAGTATGTATGAAATTGATAATTCCAAAACGTATCATAATTACCATTAATAAATGCAGTTAAAGGTGGTAATATAAATCTACTTACAGGTGGTGTTACAATAGCTAATGGTGCTAATACTGGATGTGGATATTGACTAAAGAATGCCCTGTCTCTCATTTCTTCATCACCAAATATTAATTGAGCAGTATCTTGCATCCAAGACATAGGTGGTGATAATGCATATTCAAATATAGATGAAGCAAATATATTAGCCATAGCTAAAGCAAAAACATCTGCAGTAAATTGATTGTTAGCTCTTTTTTTCTTTACTTCATTGTTCCAAGTTTTTTGATTTATACCATCACTATATATATCTATTCTTCTACCAATACTATTCCAAGCATAGGGATGAAAACGTGTCATAATTCTACCTAAATTAGTATTAGAAAAATTAGGTCTTTGTGTAGCATGATAAACAAATTGAGATGCTTTTACAGATTGTCTAGCTATATTCAAAACAATAGGGTCATTAAAAGCCATATCTTTTATAATATCTTTACCTAGTATATTTCTAGTATTAATAATAGATGCTAATGCTGTTCTTGTTCTTAGTACCATTTCTGACTTTCTCATAAAAAACGAACCTGCATCAGTCAATCCTTCTATAACACCAAGTTCGTTAATTGCTTCTTTCATTGTACGTGAACGCAATGCAGCTGCTTCTTTATCACTCATATTGAGGTAGTTATTACCTTTAGAATCTTTACCATCAAGTATTTTTTTAACTATTAAATCTTTAATACGACCTCTATCTACTTTTGCTTTCTTTTGACTATAATATCCTTCAGTTACTAATCCATCTTCTAAGAACCCTTCTCTAAATAACCAGTTAATAATATCATTATAACTTTCTATATGTACTTTTTTTCTATTTCCTTGTGCATCTATCGTAAAGTAAGAAGGACCTCTTCCATCTTTACCTTTAGGAAATACATTATTTAATAACCATTGTTCATTGTTTGCTTGTCTAAATGAAGACCATCCTTCATCTACAATGGTGTTAGAAAAACCTCCATAAAAATTAGTTAATGCAGACTTAGGGTGAGATAATAGTGATACCATTTCAAATTTACCTTCAAATTCACTCCAAGCTTTAGCTTTACGAACAAGCCAATATCTTCTAGCAGTTCCACCCTTGGGTGCATCTTTTAATATGTTACCACCAAAAGTATCATTAACTCTTTCTAAAAATCCAACAACAGCTTCATCACTGAATACATCATATGCAGTATTAAATCTACCTATTTTATTAATATTTTCAGGTTTTAATATTTCTTGTAAGTTGTTTGTTCTGAATTTTTTAATAAGGTCTCTTTTAGTAGCAGCATTTTTTTGCATATTAATTTGTGCTTGCTGTGTTTTTGTTAGCCCAAAATTAGTATCTACTAAATTTAAAAAACGTAAATCAGAATTACTTATATATTGTTTTTCTTTTAATTTTTCTCTATCTAATCCAGAATCAATATATGATTTAATTAACCTAGCTTCACCCTCTTTAATACCATGTATATTAAAATTACGCAATGAAGGAAATCCGTTATTATTACTAAATACATCTAAAATATATGCGTGCCATTGTTTATTTAACTGCATACCTTCTTTATCAGTACCGAAAGGATTTTTTTCTATAAACTGGTCTGCTATTAATTTTAATTTAATATTTTGTACATGTCTTAACCAGCTTGAATATGAAGACTGTAAATATCTTTCTGTTGAGTTAAATGATGTATCCCACGCAGGTAGCTCTTCTACACTTCTTGATTTAGATATATTCCTATTAGAGTTATCAGCTTGTAACTCAGGTCTGGTATTTAAAAGTCTTATATTTGATTCTTCGCCCATAGAAAGTTCTAAATCAACACCAGTAACTGCTTCTTTATCAAAGAGTTCTCTAAAATATTGCCTAGTTAAAGAAATAGCTACATCTTTTTTAATATTTCCTGCTTCAAATTCTATTCTTATTTGTGATGGTAAATTTTCAGAAATCATTTTATCACCTTTTTTACCAATAATTTCCATTAATTTTTCATTAATCTTATCTTTAATATGTTGACGATTTTTATCTCTTAAAGATTTAAAATCAAATCCACCTATGTGCGGTACGTAACTATCTACTTCACCAGTTTTTTCATTCATAAATCTTCCTAAACCAATACGTGTATCTACTCTATGAATTTTATTAAATCTTTCTAAAACTGTTTTTATACTTTCAGGTTTACCGTTATAAGTAGTTCTTGCTTTTTCAAATTCTTTTTTACTTAATTCTTTATTAAAGTTTACATCTGGAAAATGCTCTTTTAACATATCTTTGACTAATAAATTATGCTCTATAAATCGTGCATCTGCTTCAGAAAAAGTTTGTTTTAATACTTGGTCTACACTACCAGGTCCCATATCTAAAATGCCTTTAAACAATGCATCAATTTTTTTAATATCAGAAAGAATACCATTTTTATCAAATAACAAACGTTTTAATTCGTTAATTTCCGATTTAATTATATTAGCAGTATTTTTTTCTGCAACATTTAAATCAATGTCTTCATTTTTTGGTATTTTGTATTGGTCTACTTTAAATCCAGCTTCTTTTAATTTAGCACGAATTTTAGGTGCTTTACTTACAATAATGTCGTTCATTGCTTTTGTCATTATTTCAGTATATTTTTTATTCATTAAATCCATTACTTCATAAGCACCTACTTCTTTAGTAGTTCCTTTTGTAGATTCTAAGTCTTTAATAATAAAAGTAGTACCATCGTTTACCATTTTATCTATAAGTCTTTTTTTAGCTAACCATAATTGTTTAATATTTTTTTGTGCTCTAGGTGATTTACGTTGGAATATCGGAGAGTTGCCATCTTGATATTCTCTTCTAAATAACATACCACTAAATAATAAATCAAAGTTTGTACCCATTAAATTACCATTGTCTAATGTGGCCCAATCAAAGTTTTCTTTTAATAATACATCTTTAGTCCATCTATTAAATGTATTTTGTACTTGATGAAACATATATTGTATTTCATTACCATATCCTAAAGTAGTAGTAGGAACTTTTCCAGATTTAAATGTTATATTTCCGAATTTATCTTTTACAATATTATCTACTCTTTTAAATGTACTATCTTTTTCAAATTGTGTAGCACCAGCTAAGTATTCTTCTGTGTATCCTTTACTAAGTATATGGTCTCTACCTTGCGGACTTCTTCTAACTTTAGGGTCATATAAAAATGTTTTTAACCAACCTGGAGTAGTTACAGCATTTATATAACTCATTAAAGATTGTAACTCTTTGATAGTAATTTCATTAAAAGGCTTACCAGTCATTACTCCACCTTGAAAAGATTCATATAAAGGTTCAATATAGTCTTTAACACCAGGTCTACTTTCAAGTAGATTGTGAAAATCTAACATAGTTAATACAGCTTCTTCTGTTAAGTTAGGGTCGTTAGCTCTTTTCTTTAAAGCTTCTTCAATATTAAACTCTTTAATTTTACCATAATCAGATTTTTTAACTTGTATTTCTTCTGACAAAGTAGGCAATTCTGTTTCTTTTTCAATTTCTTTCACAGCAGGTTCTTCTTTAGTACTAATTTCTTGTTTTCTTTCTTTAGATTTAAATATAAAGCTATCTAATTCATAAGAAAATCTTCTTATACTGCTTTTATTTAATGCAGCACTTTGCCACATTTGGTCCGCTCTAGCTTGAACGTCGTTTAAAATACCTTTTCTAATACCATATAACTGTTGTAATTTTGGAGAATCTCCATATTTTATATAAGTATCTTGTATTTCTTTGGTAACACTTTTTAACCTAGATAGCTCAGAATTTAAAGAAGTTACTCCACCAGTACTTACTTTAATTCTTATATCTTGTCCTTTTTCAGGAACTGCATTTCCAAGAATAGAAAAGTCATAAAACATTTCTAATTCTCTTCTTACATCTTCTTTTAGTCTAGTACCTTTCATTCCTAAAGATTCTATATATCTAACAAAACCTTCTTTCTGTGCTGTAATAAACTTATCAACATTTATAGGATTTATTTGTTCTCCATTATTTTTTGTATTAGTACCCATTTTATTTAATAATAAATACGATTGTCTATTATTTATTTTTAATTCATAAGCTCTGTTAGTTATTTCTTTTAATACGTCTATACCTTTTCTACCTTGTAATGCAGGTATTTGATTTAATATTTCTAAAACTTTTTCTCCCTGTTTAGCCATTAAAGTAATACCAATAACTTCATTAAGACTTTGTTCTAGTTTTGTAGGGTCAGCTGCTAAAATATCTTTTTCTTTTTGCGATAAACGTACAGAGTAATAATCTATAAGTTTTAAATTTTTAACTATAGGACTATCTTTAATAGCAAGTTGTGCTGCTTCCATCATACCAATTAAATTATTTACATTAGAATAATTATTGTATGAAAAAGAGTTCATATCAAACTCTTCAAACTTAGATAAGTTTCTAGCCATTTGTACGTAATAGTTTTGCACCGAAGTTCCTTCGTTGTTTACATCAAAATAATCTAAAAAGTTTCTTGAAACATCTATTAAACGACTTAAATCTGCTTTTTCATTTAACATTCTACTAAAAGCTCTGAACGCCTGTAAACCTGGTGCTCCATATTTTTCACCAAAAATAGTATAATAAGATAAATCGTCAAATGGAGATTGACTTTTTTCTAAGTATTCCAAACTTTCTCCAAGTTTCATTGTTCCATCTTTTCTTAAAATTTCTATTCCGTTTTTCATTTCTTTTATAACAGGATTTGTGTATTCAAAAAAATCATTGAATATTCTTGTCAAACTATCTCTAGGTACTAATAAATTTTTATAACCAGAACTATCTGCGTGTATATTAGAACCTACAATAGATATTTGTTTTAGACGTTTAAATCCAGGGTTGTCAGATTTTAAGTTTAAAATAGCACCATTTCCTAATTCTAATTTACCTCCGTTTGCATCAGCCATTTGCATTAATATTTGAAGTTGTGTAGTACCGTTAATAACCTGGCCCATATTACTTTTACCGTCATATGATGCTTTACCTATTTCTAATCTTGCCTTTGTACTAAACATTTGACTAATATCACTAACAGCTTGCTCAGCACCAAAATATCTTTTAGCTATATCTAAACTACCATCTTCATCTTTAAGTTTCATAATGGTACCATCTTCTAACTCTAATTCACGTTGTATTTCTTTTTTACCAAACGCTTCTTTCATTCTAGCTGGTATGCTTTGATATCCTACAACTTTATCACCATCTTTATCCATACCGCCTTTCATCATATCATTATATTCGTTAGAATAATAACCAAGACTACCGCCATCTTTTTCAAAACCTGCAAATTGTAAAATACGTATACCACCATTACTAGCATTAGGTGAACGCATAATAGCAAATGTCAATGCATCTTTTAATTCTTTATATCCTTCTGCTGCAGGAGACATTTTTTTAAATTCATTGTAAGCATCTTCTAATCGTGTAGTACCTTCTCTTCCTTCAATGATTATAGGGTCATCTTTAGCACCTTCTCCACGTTTAAATTCATTTGTTTTTATTCCACCTTCTGCCATCATTTTTTGTGAGAATGGAAATGCTACCGATTGAAAACCTGTTTCTACATTTATTTTTAATGCTCTATATACTGCATAATTACCTAACACTCTATCTAACAATTCTTTGTTTCCTTGTCTCATTAGATAAGATAAAGAATAATCAGAACGTTCTGCATTCAATATAAAATTATTTGTTTTTGTAATTTCGGCTATATCAGCTAATACATAACTTTCTGCTAAAGCAAAATCCTCAGATTGATATCTTCTAAATATTTGTTTAATAGTCCATCGACCTAAAGCAGTATCTAAATTATCTCTACCTTGTTTAATAGCATCTACTACATTTACAGCATCAATGTCTATATCTACTAAATCTTTTTCATTGAAATTTTCTCTATTGTTTAAATATTTTTCAGTAACTACAGAGTCTCCATCCATATTTTTTTCTCTCAAACCATTTAATGATTCAAAATATTTACTATCAAATATAGGTTTGCCATTAGAGTCTATTTCCAAACTAGAGTTTTTATCCATCATCTGTTTATACATTTTTAGATTTGTAGTTTTATTTTTTTCTTTTACATCAGGGTTAATACCAATTTCTTCAGGTCTCATTTTAAATACAGTTTCAACACCATTAGATTCATACTTACCAGTCTTGGTATTATAAACTAAGGTTCCAGATTGTATACCACCTCTTTGCTTAGCAGAAGAATCATACATTACCATATGTTCGTTACGACCAACAAGATAATCGTTCATTGCATTGTCAGCTCTAAATAAACCAGCTTTCAATTTTACGTGACCTACACCATCTCTAGCTTTACTGTGACCAACAGGTTTCATAAAAAAACTAAACGATTCCATGTCGTATACTTTTCTAATCTTATCAAAAACATCTTGTCTTACGTATATAACACCATCTAATGCAGACTTTTCACCTTTTTTATTAAATCTAGGAGGGTCTATATACGTAGAAACTTTAAAAAATCCTTCTTTTTCTACTTTTTCAAATAAAGATAATTGTTCACCTTCTCTAGAAAATTCATTTAATATTTCAGATAATGCTCTATCTTGTCTATTTTCTGTAGTTGCAAATCTATCTCTTAGTGTTGTAATGTTATTTTTATCTAAATAATTTTTTAATTCTTTTATTTTTCCAGGATTTTCTTTTGACCATTGTTGCCATAAACTTTTATAAGTTCCATAATAATCAAAATTAGGGTCTTTAGCGGGTTGTCCTTTTCCTGTTCCTTTAGCTTGCTGATAAGCTTCTTCTATAGTTCTTCCGTCTTTCAACCTGGCATTTAAAGCACTAAATTGTTTTCCAAAATTATCTCCTCTTGTAGATACTTCAAATCCTTCTGTTTTACTGTATGTAAATTTACCAGAAGGTTCAACATCTAAAAACTCTATAACATCTTTTGTTTGTACAGGTATGTCAATACCTTGAGATAGCGGTTGGTATTTATTTATTTTAGCAGCACTTGATGGATAATTATTTTTAGGATTCAAATACGTATCTAATGCTGTTTCTACTTTAGAAAAATTACTTAAATCTTTTTGTGTAATTAAACCGTTATCTAGCAATTCATATATAGCATTAGCTGCAACTTCTGTATACTCAGATTTATCTATTTTAGAAGATTCTTTAGAATATTTCTTTATTACTCTATCTAGTGTTTTATTAAAAGTTGTAACATCATATCCTTTTTCAAATGGTAGCTTTTGTATAATAATCATTCCAGTATCTTTATTTGCACTGTGAATATAATCATTGCTATTTTCTTTTAATTTAGTATTCATTTCCATAAAGAAAGAAACACCTTCTGCTGCAAAAGGTTCTACTAATTCTTTTTTCATTGGAGTTATTTCTTCTCCTGTAATTTTATCAATTTCTACATCTTTTTCTTTGTCAACGACTTCTTTTTCTCTGTATCGTAATACTTGTCTAACTCTTTCATCTCCATACATTTTATTAATTTTATTAGCAGCTTCTTTTACTGTAATTAAATTACCTTTAGCGTCTGCATGTCTATCTATTCCTATTCTTTGAAATACGTCATTAGCATCTAGCATAATATTGTTACCTAGTCTGTAAGTAACTTTTTTCATAAAGTATTGTTTAAAACCTTTTGGTATTACAACTTCAGGATATACTTGTTTAAAATCTTTTATAAAACCATCGTAGTTATTTAGATTTCTATCTATACTATCTGTAAGTGTTTTAGCTAAATCTTCAAATTGAAATTCAGGATATTTATCTAACATTTCATTGTATAGTTTTTTAGTAATACTATCTTTAATAACAGCTTCATTTAAATCAAATTTCTTTATTTCTGCAATAATTGTATCAAAACTATCTAACATAGGTTGATTAGCTTCGTCTTTATTTTCTTTTTTAATAATTTCTTTATCAGCAATTTCTTTTTGAATACGTTCTTTAAAAGATGATAGCTTAACTTCTACTTCTTTTTTTTGCAAATTTGCAAACTTAAAATCTTCTTTTACTAGTTCTGATATACGTGCGTGTTGTTCTGGTGTTATGTTAGATAAGTCTACTTTTTCTTCTTGTGCTTTTTTTACATATTCAACACCCATTAAATCAAAAGCACCTTGTATTCTATCTACTTGTTGTATATTTAATTCTGTAAAATGTCTTTCAATATATTCTTTTGACTCTTTAGGTAACTCTTTATATTCTTTTGTTTTTACTAAATTTTCTTTTGCTTTAGCTAAGTTTGCATTTCCTGGTATAGGATTTGTTGATAAATATTGTGTTGCTTTGTTTTCAGCTAAAGACCTTCCAGATGCACCAAAGAAAAATCCTAATGCATATTCGTATACTTGTTCAGGTAAAGGCATTTCATTCATTGTAGCCATACCGCCAGTATAAGCAGAACCTAATACACCTCTAGCAAATAAATTAATAACATCTTCTTGTTCTTTAGGTTTAACTATCATTTTTCTAATAGCTTCTTCACCAAGCTTTTTAGTATTAGGGTTACCTAATAGTCTACCTATGCTTGTAACCTCTGCTATACCACCAAATACGGCTCCTGCCATTGTTCCGTGTACAGCAGCTTCAACCATGCCACCTGGTCCTTCTTTTCTAGCGCTAACACCTAATGCTATTCCTAAATGAATACCATCGTGTGCTATTTTTCTAAATTGTTCATTACCTAATAAACCCTTACTTAAAAATCCAGATGATAATAATCCATTTTTATCTAAAGATTTTTGTGCATTATCAATAACCCAATCAGATATACGCATTGGTACTGACCTTAAAAACATTTGTTTTTCACCAGTAATAGGATTCTTAGATTCTTTTATTAAATCAAAATTACCAACTTTTAATTTAGATGCTAATTTTTGTGTTTGTGCAGAGTATCCAGATGCAGCTTCTTTTAATGCTGTTCTAGCTTTAAGAGTCCCTTTTAAAGATTCTCTTTTAACACCAGAACGTAATCCTACCTTAGCTACAGCAGAAGGTATAGAAGCACCCATAGTTAATACACCTGCAATAACATCTGGTGCTAAACCTACTAGGTGTCCCATTTTATTTGCTATAGATTCAGTAGTAGTATCTGCATCATCAGCCCAACCAAATGTAGTAAACCCTTCAGCAAAACCAGATACAAATTGATTTAATACAGAACCCATAGATTGCTCAGCAGCTTCCATATCTCTATTAAAAGGTATGTCAGATGCTTTCATAACACGCTCTACATAGTCAGTATCTTTTTGATTAAACGCAGTAGGTTCATTTTGATACACTAAATATAATCTGTTTGCATAGTCCTCTTGGGTAATAACTCCACCCATAACTAACTTATTTAAATAATCAAGCTGTTGATTCATTTATATTCCTATTTAATTACTGGATTTATAACAGTACTTATTAAATTATCTTGTCGTTGAAGTTCTTTTTTCTGCTCTTCGCTTCCATACTTGTTAATGTAATTATATAAATCGGGGTCTTGAGCAGAATCAACTTTAATTTGTAAACCTTGTTTTAAAATTCCACCTTCTCTAGTATTTCCTAATATAGCATTTTGTCCTTCTATAGCACTATCTGCAATTTGCAATAATGAATTATTTCTATTTTTTAAAGTACTATCTAATATATTTGCTTTTTGAAAATTTAAATCTACTCCCGTAACTTTCTCAAGACCTTCTGCTGCCATACTACCCGCACCAGCTACTACTTGAGCAACTTCAGTACCAGCACCAACATATTGACTTAAATACCCTAAACCAATAAGACCATATCCAGCAGCAGCTACATAAGGATTTGGAACTTTAGATAATGCTGTTCCTCCAACTTTCATAAGTTTACCAGCACCAGCAAAACCTAAAGCAGCAGCTGAATCTTTTGTTAATTCTATAACCTGGTCTGTAGTATTATCAAAAAAAAGCTCTCTACCTAATAATCCAGAAGCTTCATTAATATCTTCAATAGTTAAAACACCTTGAGCATCTTTATCTAAAAAACCTATTAAAGCAGATTTACCAGAAGCATCTAAATCTTTTTGCTCTATAGCATCTGATACATCTTGTTTAAAGTCTGTGGTTATCTTTGCTATTTCTTTATCTGCCTTGACTCTAATTTCTGCTATTTCTTTAGCACTTGCACGACTTTCTTTTATTTCATTTAATTTTGCATCTTCTATTCTTTTTCTTTCTTCTACAATTTTTGGGTCTGTCATTTTATATAGTTCTAAATTTTTAGAAGCATCTAATTGTTCATCAATTAACTCTAATTGATTTTGATATTTTAATTCTACCATATCTTTTTCAAACGCCATTTCTTGCATACGTTTTTCTGCTTCTTTATATGGTTCGTTAAACTCTTTTAACATTCCTAAAATATTTGCTATGTTTTGTATTGTTTGATTGCTTGCCATTTTATACCCCTCCGTACATGTCTAATAATGATTGTCCATAACTTGATTTAATTCCTTTTTCAGCAGCATATCTATCTAACTCAAAACCAGCTGACTGTATATCTCTAATACTTGCTGATTCTCTCATACCTAATTGAAATGCCGATTCTCTAACTCCTAAATTTCTTGCCATTTGTTGTTGAGCAAACTGAGTTTGACCTTGTTGCATTGCTTGCATACCAGCACCGCTACCTGCTAGTCCAGTCATACCTACTTGTAATTGTAATGCATCTTGTTGCACTCCATATTGTTGCAATGCAGCTTGTTGTGCTAATTGCTGTCCTTCTCCTAAAAACTCTCTTTGTTGTGCAAATTCAGCTGCTTCAGCTGTTCTTGCTTGTTGTAATGAACCATATTGTTGGCCTAACAACTGACGTGCTTGTGCTCGCTGCTTACGTGCTTTTTTACGTTTTCTTCTACTCCCAAAAAAACCTAAGACTGCTGAACCAATAGTTAGTCCTAGTCCTAAAGGTGTCATTCCTAAAGCTGTTGCTGCTGTTCCAAATGCTGTTCCAGATTTACTCATAATTTTTCTCCTTATTCAAACGTTTCAAATACTTGCCCTAAATCTTCCATAACATTATTAATGGTAAATTTCGTACCAACTTCTTGGGCAATCTCTTGTTTTGCTTTATTGTATATTAATTCATCATTTTTTTCTTGCTGTTTATTCATCATGTTATTAATAGTTGTATCATAATAATTAGACTTAGCAGGTAAATCTTTTGTAGAACCAGCCCAATGAGATTTTAACCAAGCGTCTTTATGACTAAACTCTAGTGTTCCTAATTTATCTAGTGGAAATCCACCTTTTTGTTCTTTGTCTGCATAAAATATATCAGTTTGAAACTCAGGTGATAACTTTGTAAAATCAGGATTATCTTCATCTATATTTTTTAATTCATTTACATATTCTTTTGGCATTTCTGCACCATATGATTCATAAAATCTTTTATATCTTACTAAAGCATCTTTAGCAGCTCCAGAACCACCATTATCAAACATTTCATATTGATACACCCCTCTACCTGGACCACCACCTATTTGTGCTATATTTTCACCTTTAGATTCTAACTCAGCTACTTCTTGTGCGTGTAGTTGCAACATATCAGCTTGTTGAACTCCTCTATTTTTTCTAATTATGTCTAATGCTCCTTGCATAATATCTCCTTATAAACTTGTTTTTAAATTAATACTTTGTCTCATTAATTGTTTTAATAAATCAACAGATTTTTTTTCATTTTCTATGCCTATTTGCGTAAAACCTTTTGTGTAATCTGTCATTTCTTGTTGAGAATAAAACAATGTACCATCTGATGATTGTCCAATAGCTTTATCAGACATTGGTAAGTCTCCTAAAAACTCATCTTCTAACATAGAACTTTTATTCATTAAAGCTCTGTGTTCAGCACTACCTTTTTTTACAACACCAGTACCATAATTAGTATGTATATTATCTCCACTAACACCTCCAGTTAATCTAGCACCTTTTGGTAGTTGTATATCAGTTTCTGTCATAGGTCTTTTTGGAGCTTCTGAAAATAAAGGTTTGGTCAAATCTATATCTCTTTTAGAATTAGTATCCGTGTCATAGAAACTCATTACATCTTTTACGCTAGGGTCTTTTTTAGCTAATTCAGAATAATATAATGCACCACCTTCTGCACTATACGGTCCAAACATTTTTTCTCCTAAACGTTGTGCTCCTTTTTCCAAAAATCCTTTTCCATCTGCAAATTGTCCTGTTTGAAATTTCTTTTCAAAATCACCACGTACATTTTGATATGCTTTTATTCCTTCGTATGCTGTTCTCGCTCCCATTAGCCCAGCTGTTACATCAGTCAATGTACCGCCGTCATCTGGGTCTTCTCTGTAAATTTGACTCATTTGTCCACGAATTTGAGACATTATTAATCCTGCTCTACTTGCCATTGTTCCTCCTTATGGTGCTATATCTGAACCTATACATGTTATATCTAAATCAGTATTAGACACGCTGTTGTTCGTAAATGTTATTGTTTGTGTATTGTTATCATCAATGTCTTTTACTCTTGTATACTTAAATCTTAAATAATACGTGCTAGCATTAGCTATAATTACAGATGTAGTATACGTATCACTTGTACTAGGTGTAGACGATGTGCTTGCCGCTACCAGCAATGCACCGATTAAACCTGATTGACTACACTGTATTGTGGTATTGCCACTACCATTTGTTAACGTAATAGTTTTACCAGGTGAGTATGCAACTCCATAATATTCAAAAGCTTCTAAAGTAAAATCTACTGGTACATTAGACCAAGCTGTTCCTGCTGCAGCTGTAGTAACATTACTTGTAGCACTATAACTACTTGTATGCAAAGGACTTCCTGTATTAGTACCATTTTGTGCTCTTGCTCTTACATAGTATGTAGTACCAGCTGTAATTCCACTACTAAAAGTATTACTACCAGTAGCATTTCCAGATGCAGTAGTACCTTTAACACTAGGTGTCACATATGCTGTTTGCAAATTACTAGAATTAAAAGTATTTACTGTGTCTATTTGTACTTTCCAATGTCTTGTTACATATGTTTCACCACTTAAATTTACTGTCAAAGCAGAACTCGTTGTTGCTGACAAAGTAATTGATGGTAAATTTGGTACCGCTGAATATTTGGCTATAACATCCCCATCGTCATCTACATTTATAATTACATCGTTATCAGACGATATTGGGTTATCTTGTCCAAACCAACCATTTACATAACTATCTGGTAATGTACCTCCACCTGAACCATCTTGGTTACCGTTAAAATCTCCACCAGTTCCATAAAAATCTACTGCTAAACCTTGTGCATTGTCATATATTTTAGAGTTAACAGCAAAATTAATATCATCTGTATAGTAACCAGTTGCTGTAGCATTATTTGCTGAATTAGTATCGTCAAACTCAGCACATTCTAATAGCTGTGTATTTGTGTAAGGATAAGAAACACTAGTACTTGGTCCTGTTTGTTCTGTTAAATGTTGTAAATCTCTTAACTGATAAGCACCTATCGTTGTTGCAAACTTGTCTTGTATAATAAAAGAAGCACTGTCTATATTGTAAAATATAATTTTATAATACCAAGTTCCTACCGCTAAGCTTGTAAGATTGTCTTGAAAAGAACCAGAAGATGTACCATTTTGAATAAGTGTACCTGGTTCAATAAAAGAACTTCCAGCAGAACTAGACCTGTACAACTGATGAGAATGAGCATTAGAACCGTAAGTCCATGTCAATGTTATAAACTGATTACCTGTTCTTGTAGCAGTTAAATCTCCGTTAGGAAGGCCTGCTTCTGTATCAGATGTTGCTGCAGTAGTTGTTCTTCCTGCACTTGTTGTTCCAATGTTTTGCGAAAGCTCTGTACGAAACCATCCATTAAATGATTTAATATATAAACTTTTACTACCTTGCTGATTTACAATAACTGTATCTCCAATACTTCCTTCTGCATTATTAGGTACAAAGTTTTGCTCTTTTGCAGGAGTACTGTATTGTTGTTGGGCTTCACGAAACTTTTTAACCATTTCTACTTGTTTTCGTATTGTTTTAGGATGTTTGGCGTTAGAATTTTTAATCATCGCTTTACCAACTCTCTATATACAATTTGAATATCGTTAATTTCAAACCCTGAATTTATGGTTCTATTTTGACCATTTGGTTGATAGTTTTGTAATTGCAATGCAAAAGATTTAATACCTTGAAAAGTTGTACCAAGAACAGGTAATTTTGCTGTAGTAAATCCATCTGTACCAGTATGTGGTAAAAAATCTATTTCTACAGCTTGTCCATCAACGTCAGGAACTCCAAACACTTTTATTTTACTTGTATTTGGTTGTTTATAATTTACATATATAGTTTTTATATTTTTCTTTGTATCTGGATTACCAAAATCAAAATCTTTAGTTTGTAAAATTACATCATCTCCAGTAGGTGTCAAAGATTCTGATGGAGCACTCCATTCTTTTAATTCAACATTGCCGCTTGTTGGTTTGCTTAAAAATAATAAATTTCCATTTGTATCATTAACAACGTTAGACATACTATCCATAGATATATAACTACTGTAACTCCATGACTGAGATTTAATATCAAACTGCAATAGTTCCTCAGCATTACTATTAAATATAAATAAACATTTTTTATTAGGGTCGTATGCTATAGTAGCATCATCGTGATAATAAGCTGATTGCCAATTAGCTAATCTTGGTTGTCCTGTTTCATCTAAATTAATATCTATAACTCGTTGTCCATCATATAAATACACAGAAATTTTGTTAAACCAAGCTATAAATCCTTCTCCGTTTACTACATGATAATCTTTTTCACATCCTCTAAATTTATATTCACCTTCTAAAAACTCTATATCTCTTGATATGTTTATAATATATAATGTATTTCTTTTAAATTGTAATAATTGGTTATTAATAGATTCTAATGCTGTTATTTCATCTCCATCATTTACTTCTACATCTATAAAATTATTATCTCTAAATGTATCAAACTTGTTTACATCTGATTTTAACACCGTATCTGATTTAATTACCTTATCAGTACCTTCATAGTAAGATACATTGCCTATATAAGCTCTTCTATTAGCTATAGACGACGTTTTAAACCCTGTGCCTTGTCTACCTACAGCAGATTGATTTAAATTTAAATATGGCTCATTTTGAGATAAAGATAATAATTGTTTTGTATACATATGATTTTCGCCATAAGTACCAAATCCACTTAATGGATATATATAATATTTATTTGTAGATGTAAAAATAGGCATAGATTCGTATTTATCATTACCACCAAAACGTAATCCTTTTGAAAAATCTATATCCATAAATAAATATTTTTGCTCTACAGACTCTACAGATAAACCAAAATCATCTTTATTAATCAATGCCCAATATATTTTAATACCAGTTTGTCTAGGATTTGTTGGTATTCTACCAGCTAAAGCTATATTTAAAGGCCTTGTATATGATTGATTATTACCGCTTATAGAAGGCTGTAATACATCTCCAATATATACAGGATATGATTCTTGATTTCCATAAACATTAGAAGCAAATAAACCATAAAATACTTTCTGGTCACTAGTATATACACGTATATTAGAATTGGTAGAACCTACTCCAAGGTCATCTCCTGTTGTTAATTTATTAAAAAAAACATATAATGCAAATGTACCGTGACCCCCAGATAAAGCCATACTTGTATCTAAAGTTGTATTTAAATTTGCAGCAGTATCTAGGTTATCGTCAGTAATATATCCATTACTAGTAGTATCATCTAAAGAAAGAGTAGTAGGACTATCATCGCTAGTTAAAGTATGATTTAAAACTATTTCAGATACTCCCAAATTAAAAGATTTATCAAAATAATTTTTAGGGTCATAATCATAGCTACCGCTACTAATAGAACTTTTTAATGGTGCTATATATAAATCAGATGCATAATAATTTTCATATAAATGTCCTATATCGTTTGTACCTCCAGCTGTAGTAGCACTGTTATTTCCCATATTGTAAGTTTTTTCTATATAACCAAACCATTTTGGAGTATTATTTGTTTTAGTTGTTTCTGAAGACAATCTTACTTCACCGTCTACTACAAATGTATTTATTCGAGAATCGTCACTTCCATAATCAATTAAAGCAGACGAAGTGCTTCCGTCTATTAAATTGTAGGCATAAACATTTTCATTAGCTGCGTCATTTACTAACAATAATTCATTTTGAGAAATACTTGGTTTGCTAGCACTATCAACATCTCTATCAAAAGATAAATATGTTAACCCATTACCTTTATAAAAAGTAGATTGACTTTGACTAAAATTGTCACCTGACGGATTAAATCCGTCATAGGCATAAATACCACCAAACAATCTTAACTTACCTGGTATTTCATTATCCAAACCATTTAAAATTTTAAATTGATTATCTGATAAATCTCTAGGATTTGTATTATTATCTAGCCCACCACTAAAATTATTTACGTTTATACTTTTTTTTGGCATTTGTCTTCTTCTTTTTTTTGTTATACAATCTTCTAGTACTATTAGTAGAAACTCCTTTAGACTTTCCCCCGATAGATTTACTTGTTACCGTCAATTAACTCACCCCATAAGGTTGTTTTACCATCAGTTATCTCTACTACTTCTACTTTAAATTCACCATTGTCAAACCAGTCAACAATAGCAAATGCGTGACCCCAGTTATGTAGTCTACCCTTTAACCACTTGTTATTCTCATGTGACATATCTTTTAAACATCCCATAGACCAAGCACCAATGTTGCCATCAAACTTTGTCATAGTATGTCGTTGTATGTCGTGGGTATGTCCATACATAACATTTTCACCATACGACTCTAAATGCTTCTTAGCATGATACGTAGTCGCATACGCACCATGAAAGAATACTAACTTACCTACTTGGATTGGTAAGTTGTACTCTGTGTATTGGTATCCTCTTTCTTTAATTCTGCACGCTTTAAAAAATGCATAATCACTAAGATAGGGATACTTGTTAGCGAAATTATCCAACCAGAGGTCGTGATTACCTTGGAGGAGATACTTTTCTTTACATTTAACTTTCTTAAGTACTTCATCCCATTCATCTAATCCTTCA